AATACAAGAGATGAGGGAACTGTGGGACCTAAAGAGCTAGACATAAAGCTAGAGGAATTTGAGGCTCGACTAACGATGCTCAACCGAGAGCTTGAGGAACTTGTCAAGACAGCAAAAGATATCGAACATCGAGCCACACTAATCCTAGATAGCTACAAGAAATGACTACCTGTTTCTGGTGTGACACCATCTACGACATCACTCGCTATGAGCGATGCCCTAGTTGCCAGACAGGAATAAACACCCAACCAATCACAATAGTAAAGGGAGATACAAAATGAGGCTTTTACCTCAATGGGCCAGAGTTTCTATCTTGGCTCGAACCAAAGCTTACGAGCGAGGCTATGCCAAGGGCTATCACCGAGGCGCAAAGGACATGGCTGAGTACCTGAGCGAGCAGATTATCTACTCAATCAACCAGGATGCAGTCCTTAGAACCACAGCAGATGTTGACACACTTGAGCGTGTTGTCGAAGTAATCGAGGCGGTGAGGGACATTGGCAAAGCACAGAGCTGAACGAGTTCCAATCAACTGGCGCATCATGCGAGTTCATTGGGCATACAAGACCCTGACAATCAGGCGAGCCTTTTGGACATTCCTGTACAAGGTGTCACGATGACTCACTTCAACAACGCTGATGAGCGTGAAATCTTTGATGCTATCTTGCTACTCAAAGATGAGAACCTTGTCTGGTCCAGCGACCTAGAAGCAATCAGGCGCAACCTTGCCAGATTATTAGAAAGAATAATGCAAGTCGAATGGCACTACCTTGAGCCAGAAATCGGCGACTTAGCTCTAAACTTGATAAGAGAAACCGAAAGGGGCAGCAATGCTAGAGGGACTGGAACCACAACCGAAGAAATCATCCTGCAAAGTAAGGACTATCTTAGAGAGTCTGGATGCCAAGGATCAGGTCATCCTTGTCAATGCAATCAGTAACGACCAATGGACACCACCGGCACTAGCTAGAGAACTAACAGCTAGGGGCATCGCAATCAGCGAGAAGCCTATTCTGTTTCATCGAAGGAAAGAGTGTAGCTGTGCTAGATAACTTGGAACCAGCACCAAGAGTCGAAACGCCTAAAGAGTACCGACCTGCCTTTGAGTTTGACGGCAATGAGGGTTGGGCGCAACTGCCACCGACATCAGGTGTTCCTAGCTTTGATGACTTCCTAGTCCAACAAGGCTTTGACCCAGATGAGTTCGAGGTCACCGGCACACCACGCACATCACGATGGCAACGCTATGACGGCGAATGGTTGTCGAGCTATCGCTTTACATTTAGGCGTAAGCTGGCAAACCTTGACCTGCCATTGCTTTACTCACAAGCCAAGAAAGCCTACAAGCCTAAGAAAGAGTTCAGAACACATTCTGAAAAGGCGTTGGTGATTCTCTGGTCTGACTTACAGGTTGGCAAGGTTGACCATCGAGGTGGCGTTGAAGCCTTGCTTGCCAGAGTAGAGGAAACAAAAGAAAAGCTAGTTGCCCTACTCAAAAAAGAAAAGCCAGCCAAGGTCATCTTTGTTGATCTAGGTGACACAGTAGAAGGCTTTGACAATGCAGGTGGCAATCAGCTTCAGAGCAACGACCTCAGCCCGATGCAACAGGTTGACCTAGCTACAACACTTGCTTGGGATCACTTGAAGCTACTGGCAGGTTATAGCTCGGACATCGTGTACGCCTCAGTCGGTTCCAATCATTGCCAATGGCGTGTCAGAGGTAAGCAGCAGGGAACAGCAACCGATGACTGGGGTATCCACATCGGGCGCACACTTGCAAGGCTGGCAAAAGAAACTGAAATGCCCATCAAGTTCTATGAGCCTCAAAAGCATGATGAGTCACTAGCCATAGACATCTTTGACGACCAGTTCCACATACTCGGTATCTGGCATGGACACCAAAGCCCAAGACCAGACCAAGTGCCTACATGGTGGCGACAGCAAGCCTTTGGTAAGCAGCCTGTTGGGGATGCGACCATCGGTGTATCTGGACACTTCCATCACCTCAGAGTGCTAGAGCTTGGCTCGACATCAAGGGGATCATCACGCTTCTGGATACAGGCAAGCACTATGGACAACGGCTCAGGTTGGTGGCGACTACGCTCAGGCGAGGACTCTGTGCCAGGCTTAGTGACCTTTGTGCTTGACAAGGGCGTGGACTTCACCGGAACTGTTTACAAACTCTAAGTTGCCAGAAAAGAGAGAGATGAAAATAGGAAGCTTATTCAGCGGTTACGGCGGTCTTGACTTAGCTGTATCAAAGCTGACAGGTGCTGAGGTTGCTTGGCATTGTGAGTGGGAAGCAGCACCAAGTCAGATACTTGAGGCACACTTTCCAGATGTCCCAAACTACCGAGATGTTAGCAAGGTTGACTTTACTGAAGTCGAGCCTGTTGACATACTCACAGGTGGCTTTCCTTGTCAGGATTTATCTCTGGCAGGTAAGCGAGCAGGATTACAGGATGGAACTCGCTCAGGTTTATGGTCAGAGTTCTACCGAGCAATACAAGAAATCAAACCAAAGCTAGTGATAATCGAAAATGTTAGGGGTTTACTAAGTGCAAAAGCCAACAATGGTATGGAATACACAGATGAAGTATTGGGAACACTCAACGGAAAGCCAGCTCTTAGAGCTATCGGAGCCGTTCTTGGGGACTTGGCCGACATCGGGTACGATGCAAAATGGTCAGGTGTACGAGCTAGTGATGCCGGAGCGCCACACCAGCGATTCAGAGTCTTTATTGTTGCGTACCCCAATAGCTAGTTCAGGCGAGGGTGGCGCACTAGGTGAGGCTGAGGCTAAAAGGCGTGGCAACACAATCGGGATTAGAGATCAGGCTATGGACTTAGCTAAGTTGCAAGGTCACAAAGTAAGTAGAGAAGTCAACAACCTACCAACACCAACAGTCAGCGACCAGTACACAGCTAACCTGTCAAGCACTCAGCAAAAGCCAGGCTCAATGCACTCAGTAACTTTAGCCCAAGTCTTTCACAAGCCTGACCTATTCCCAACACCTAACACAATGGAACACTTGCCAGCTAGGACAGGTGAAGCAAGAGAAAGGCAGCTTTACAGAGGTGGCTCAACCAGTAGGCGTAACAGCTCAGGTAACTTGCGTGAGGACATCCTTGACCTTATACCAACACCAACTACAAGAGATTACAAAGATGGCTCACAACCTCACGAGAGAGATGGCAAGGTACAGACAGACACAGTAGCCAGAGCAGTATTCAATAGTGGTGAGGTATTGCTTGGCACACCAAGAGCTACTGCTGCTAACTCATCAAGTAAGCAGGTAGAGCTAGGCGCACCCAAAGCTAGGCTAGAGGATCAAGTCCACACTAACTGGGGTAAGTTTGAGCCAGCCATAAGACGATGGGAAGCCACCATTGGCAGACAAGCACCAGAGCCAACAAAGCCAGACGGCAAAGAAGGAAACCATAGGCTCTCATCTAAGTTCACCGAGTGGATGATGGGACTACCTGACGGCTGGATAACAGACATCGGACTAAAGCGTAATGATGAACTCAAAGCCTGTGGCAATGGAGTAGTGCCTCAACAAGCTGAGTTAGCTCTAAGCTTGCTAGGCATCAAGGAGATACTAGAAAGATAATGCCCACTTACGATTACAGATGCAAGACCTGCAACCTACACATGGTAGTGATACGCACACTTACAGAGAAGGAACGCACACCAGTCTGCCCTAACGATGGACAGAGCTTGACCAGAGAGTACACATCACCAGCAGTAACCTTCAAGGGTACAGGTTGGGGAAAGGATTGATTATCTTTCCCAAGCCGTGCCTCAAGTGCAAGGCACTATTCAAGGCTAGGTCTGAGTATTGCGACACCTGCCGGCTAGAGCGCAAGCCACGCGAACAAAAGCCAAGGGTGTATTCGCCGGAAAGAAAACTAAAAAAGTCCCTGCTATACAATTCAAAATACAGGGGGGTATCTAAGGTAGTAAGGGATAGCGCCACCCATTGTCACATCTGTCAGCAACCTTTCACAGATAGAACTCAGATTCAAGCAGACCACCTGATACCAGGTAACCCTGATTCGCCTTTAGCAGCAGCCCATAGGGTATGCAACGCTCGGAAAGGCAATCGCTACATTGGCTGACAACGCCCTGACATCGCGAACAGTAAGGATTTAACCTCAATCACCTAATAAGCCCTGTGTAAGCCACCCATACCCCCACGCCAGTATTTATAGGGGGGTGGGTCTTTTCTTTGCTAACTGGCAACCTTACACCCCGAGCCCCTGCGCTCCTGTGTATAGTCGCAAAACTAAAGTATTTTGGTAAGCTATAAAAATGAAACTTGAAACCCTACGCATCGCTGAGCTAACGCCTGACCCAGAGAATGCTAGGCAGCATGATGACAAGAACCTAAAAGCCATTATGGGAAGCCTCAAAGAGTTCGGTCAGCGCAAGCCAATCGTCATAACCGAGTCAGGTGTAATCGTGGCTGGCAACGGAACAGTCCAAGCTGCTAAACGATTAGGCTGGACCGACATCGAGGCAGTTAGAGTGCCGGCAGACTGGACACCCGATCAAATCAAGGCATTTGCCCTAGCAGATAATCGGACAGCTGAACTAGCGACCTGGGACATTCATGTTCTCGATGAGCAACTTTGGGAGCTTGAGGAACTAGGTGTTGATGTAAAAGAGCTTGGCTTTGAGTCAAGGATGGTTGAGGAAGTTGTTGACCCATTCGGACTTCTAAAAGATGAACCTAGAAAGAACGCTACACAGATGCTGTTTGTTCTGACATTAGAACAAGCAGACTTGGTAAAGCAAAAATTAGCTATGGCTAAGGCATCTGGCAGACTGGTAAAAGAGGACAATGAGAACTCTAATGGCAACGCTCTTTATCTAATAGCATCTGAGTGGCAGTAATGAGCGCAAAAGATTTGATTGTTAAAGGCATACCAGCAACACAGGCTAGGGACTTTGTTAGGCGATATCATTACAGCGGCAAAGTGGACACAAGATCGCAGCTTCATTTAGGTGTCTTTTGGAACGACAGGCTAGAGGGAGTGATGCAGTTTGGACCATCGCTTGATAAAGCTAAATCACAGCCGCTAGTCAAAGACACATCCTGGAACGGTTTTATTGAATTACACCGATTAGCATTCTCAGATCGTCTGCCTAAAAATAGCGAGAGTAGAGCCATTTCAGTCGCACTCAAAATGCTAAAAAAGAACGCACCCCATGTTGAGTGGATTTTAAGTTATGCCGATGGTACTCAATGTGGCGATGGAACTATCTATCGAGCATCTGGCTTTGATCTGATAAAGATTACGCCTAATAAATCTATGTGGAGAATGCCTGACGGCGAGGTAATTTGCAAAATAATTCTTGAGCCTGGATTTTCACATGGAAGCACAGAGGGTGGAAACTCAGCCAAGATGAGATATGGAAAGACCGGCACAGAAAGTAGTGGTGCCTTTTTGAAGCGAGTTGGTGCTGAGTGCTTAGGTGGGTACCAGCTCAAGTACATTTACTTTTTGAATCCAGAAGCAAAGAATAGATTGACAGTACCTATCCTGCCTTACTCGGCAATCGCTGAGGCAGGTGCTACGATGTACAAAGGTGTAAGCGGTAGAAGCATTGTTAGTGATGCATCTGACTTCCGGTCAGAAGAAGGCGGTGCAACTCCGACCCTACTGCTCCAAACCTCAATCAAAGATGACTCAATCTAATGGCACAAGTTGGCAGACCACCAGTCCCAACTGAGGTCAAAAGGCTCACCGGTAACCCTGGCAAGCGAGCATTACCTGACCAGTCCACAGTCATGCTCATACCCCAAGCCCTATCTACACCAGAGCCGGCTAGACCTTTGCTCAAGTACGGCAAGGAACTATGGGACAGAGTTTGGGAATCAGGCATTGCTTGGATTAGCCCTAATAGCGACATCGAGATTCTGCTGATGACCTGTGAGATGGTTGACGAACGCTGGAACCTAAGAGTCAGGGTTATGACTGACAACAATCCAAAGGATCGTAGAGGCTTACGAGAGCTAGAAAAGTCAATCTATTCCAACCTATCCCTACTCGGTTTTACCCCTACTGACAGAAGCAGACTGGGTGTTGCCGAGGTCAAAAAGATGAGCAAGCTTGAGGAACTAATGACCAAGAAGGCTAATCGTGAGTAGCTGGCCACCAGCACATTTAACACCTGTATCACCTGAAGCTATCGAGCGTGGTGATGGTGAGTATGCCATTGAGTTCACCGAATCATTTGGCTCTATTGGTAAAGACGGAATCGCTGGTCGAGCAGGTCAAGCCCTGATGTTGCGACCTTGGCAGAAAGAACTGATACGCCATGTCTATGCCAGAGATGAGGATGGTGGCTTACAGTTCCGAGAGGCACTAATTGGGATGCCAAGAAAGAACGGAAAGTCTGCTCTATCATCGGCAGCGTTCGGACTCTATTCGCTGATTGCTGAGGGTATCCAAGGTGGTGAGGTGTACTCAGTAGCTGCTGAAAAGGAACAGGCTCGTATCGTATTCGGTGAGGCTAGGCGTATGGTTGAAACCTCAGAGCTGTCCGAGCTATGCACGCTGTATCGAGATGCCATATTTGTGCCATCAACCAATAGCGTTTACCGAGTTGTTTCTGCTGAGGCTTACTCCAAGGAAGGTCTAAACCCTAGCCGAATAATCATGGATGAGCTACACGCTCACAAGAACCGAGATCTATTTGATGTATTTAGGTTGGCAATGGGTAACCGAGGCAAGCTGGCACAGCTCATAGCTATCACCACAGCCGGTCAAAAGACAGATATGACAGGCCAAGACTCAATCGCTTACAAGCAATACCAGTACGGCAAGAGAGTTGCCAGCGGTGAAATAGATGACCCTTCTTTCTTCATGGCTTGGTGGGCAGCACCAGACGAGGCAGACCATCGCGACCTAGAGGTGTGGCGTAGAGCTAACCCTGGCTTTGATGACCTTGTATCAGCGGATGACTTTGAGTCTGCTGTTAGGACCACACCTGAACCTGAGTTTAGAACTAAGCGATTGAACCAATGGGTCAGCTCGATGAACGCTTGGCTACCTAACGGAGCTTGGCAACCACTAGGTGAGGAACGAGAGTTGCGACCTGATGAGGACATAATCATCGGCTTTGACGGCTCTTTCAATGGCGACTGCACCAGCTTGATAGGTTGCACCATACCCAAAGAGGATGAAAAGCCCTACCTGTTTATGATCAAAACATGGGAAAAACAGCCAGAGGACACCGATGATTGGCGTGTAAACACCCAAGAAGTTGAGGATGTAATCATTCAATTCTGCTCAACTCACAATGTAAAAGAAATAGCTTGTGACCCTTATCGCTGGCAAAGGTCTATGGATGCGATGGCTGAGATGGGTTTGCCTGTCATCGAGTTCCCCTCAACTAGCCCAAGCCGTATGGTTTCAGCTTGTGCCAAGTTCTACACAGCAGTCACAGAGCAGACAATGAACCATGATGGTGACCCACTACTTGAGCGACACCTAACCAACGCAGTAGTCAAGACCGACAGGCTTGGTCCTAGAATTGTAAAAGAACACAGAGGCTCACCAAGAAAGATTGACGCGGCTGTTGCTGCCGTAATTGCCTTTGATAGGGCAACTGTTGGTAGAGTAGAGTCTGAACAGCTTGTCCCACAATTCTTTATCTAAGGCGGTCATGGCAACCATACTTCAAGTGCTAGGGGCTTTGAGCATTAGCATCGGTGCAGGTCTAATCTTTCCACCACTAGGCATAATCCTTGCTGGTGTATTTTCACTATTATTTGGCTTGGCCCTCGAAAGGAAATAACCAATGCTCAACAACCTTTTCGAGTCAAGAGCTGTCAGCTTCCAGACCATCTGGGGAACCGGTGGCGACATTGAAGTCCTAAACCAATCAGGCACAGTTGTAAACCCTGAAACTGTATTCAAGGTCAACGCAATCTTTTCAGCAGTCAGCCTTATCTCTGACACAATCTCGACCCTGCCAGTTGACTCATACATTCGCAGAGATGGCGCTCGCTTTGCTTTCAGACCAAGACCAGCTTGGGTACAACAGCCTGACATTGACACCACCAAAGAAGCGTTCTACGGATCTCTAATTGTTTCTATGTTGCTTGACGGCAACGGCTTTGTAAGAGTCTTTAGAGATGGTGCTGGTCGAGCAATCAACATGACTGTCCTAAACCCAGCCAAGGTTGAGATTCGCAAGAACAAAGTTGGTGAGGTTGTTTACATCTATGAGGGTGAAAGCAAGCCACTAACTAAGAACGAAATGATACACATTCCAGATGTTGTCAGACCAGGTGAAACCCGAGGCATCTCGCGCGTTACTGCTCTAAAGGATAACTTTGGACTTGCTATCGCGCTCGAGTCTTACGCTGCTAGATTCTTTGGTCAAGGTGCAAGCACTCAGGGCATCATCGAGTTCCCTGGCAACCTAACACCTGAGCAAGCTAAGCAACTTGTTGACGGCTTTGATGCAAGACACAAAGGATTCAGAAAGTCACACAAGACAGGCGTTCTATCTGGTGGCGCTAAGTATGTAAACACCTCAGTAGAAAACGACAAGGCTCAGTTCATTGACTCACGCAGAATGGCTGTCGAGGATGTGGCTCGCGCGTTCAACATCCCACCTCATCTGCTAGGACTACCAGGAACCAACACCTACTCAAGCGTTGAGCAAAACAACATTGCATTTGTGACTCACACACTTAGACCAATCGTTCAGAAACTAGAGTCAGCTTTCACACCTCTAATGGCTAACGAGCCTGGTGGATCTACTGCCTTTATCAAGTTCACACTTGACGGCTTGCTAAGAGGCGATGCCAACTCACGCTTTACTGCTTACAGCACAGGCCTACAAGCTGGATACCTAACCATCAACGACATCCGCAGACTTGAGGACTTGCCACCAGTCGAGGGTGGAGAGATTATTCGAGTGCCACTAGCCAATGTCAACATTGATGCTGCTGAGCTAGTAGCTACCGACAAGCGAGTCAACATGGCACAGAAACTTGTCAACTCAGGTTTCGACCCTGCTGAGGTCTTGTCAGTTCTAGGCTTGCCAGCAATCGGTCACACCGGATTGCCAACTGTCCAGCTCCAAGGTATCGCTCAGGTCAACCCAGAGGATCCACAAGCGGCTTACGAGGTCTGATGACTGTCCAAACTTATGGCTACGACCTAGTGGCTAATGTAAGAAGGCTAGTAGTGCCACCCAGCACAGGTGTCCAGCATGTTTGTATTCACAATCACGAACACAGCCAAAACAGAGAAATCTTTATTGGTGGGCCAG